TCCTAATATTGAAATTGTATTATAGTATATGTGCTGTAACAGCTCAACATTTATTACTATTCAAACAAATCCTCAAGTGTGTGTATCTTTACTGCCTGCCAATTGATCACAGAAAGGAACGCTTTCATTGGTTCAAGGAACGCTTTCTCAAACTGTAAGTCGTAATCAATACTATCATTGAGGCCAAATTCAACTGGAAGAACAGTCTTGAATGCAATAACGTTTTCGCGCACTCTGTTTGGTAGCTTAAGATAAACATACTTGATCTTATCAGTGTTGAACACTTCTTCATACTTTTGGGATATACCTCGTTCCTTTAAGAAGTAATTGTACAGTAACGAGGCTCTCACATGAATAGGGCAACCTTTATCATAGATCGTTTGTTTGTTGCGATAAAAGTCGAGGTTATTAACACCGCGCGGAAATGCTACATCTTCAGGAGCAAGATTGTAAAAGGCTTCTCTACACTGTGCAATGTAATCTCTAGCTGCCTCTTCTGTTTCATTGAGAACAACGATTAACCCCTTCTTGATCATCTCGCGCACTTTTTGTGGTGTGGAAGACTTAACAGCTTCAATACCAACCATCTTGATTTTGGGTTCAGCGTATCGGACACCCTCTTTATCAAGTATGTTAAGGATGTAATGCTTCTTGCCAGTCCAGATTCCCTTTGAAGCGATCGTCTCCCGCTTCATTGACATTTTCTGTTCTGTACACCCCATATACAATCGAAGGTCTTCACATCCTTGATTGATAAGAGGAGCAATCTCGTTTTTGCACAATGCATCGATAAGCCCAATAGGGTCATCGTGGTCTGATGGAACAAACTTATCAAGTCTCATGTAGATTGAGTCTGTATCCATAGCAACGACGAAATCTTCTTCCTCGTGGTCATTATCTGCCAGACTATTGAGGTATTTGTTGACAATTAATTCTGTCCACTTGTTGGTTAGCTGTCCTGTTGTAGTGATCGACTCAGCAATCCTCATATCAAAGTAACGGAAGAACTCATTGGACATCGCACCGTACAGCGAGTTCATGAGAATCTTAATCGCTTGTTGCTTGTTATCTAATGTAACAATTCGTTTCTCAAGTTCAACCAGATCGCCTTCTTTTCGCTCTCGTTGCTTTTCAAGCTTATTCATCTCTGAGCGAGCAATAACTCGTTCATTGAACAGTGCCTGAATTATCTGAGGGATAATGCCTTTTTTCGTTGTATCAAACAAATATCCAAGCGCCGTCATACAACGGTTTTCGGGTATTTCAAATGGTGTTTTGGCTAACAGAGCTTCTACATTAACTCCAGGGATGTATTGACCAGTAATAGTCTCTGGGGATAGATTGTATTGCATCATAACGTGAGGATAAAGAGAAGCATAATCCCATCCTGCAATCCATCGATGGGCACCAATTTGTGGTATTTTTACATATGCCCCTTCAATTTGTCTGTCTTTTTTCTGGTTCTTCAGAGCAGGTACCACTATACCTCTCTGTTTAAGCTCGTTATATATTAGAGCATCCCAGACACCAACAGTACCGAATGCTTCTGCAAGATTAGCCTTTGCTTTGTAGCAAATAGTCATTGCTAGCTTAATCAGCCCCATCTTATCTTCGAACCGATCAACGATATCAACGTCTTTGATATTATAATCAATGTACTTCTGGTAGTTTCGTTTGTACAGAGTATTCAGATCTCCATACTCGCTATAATCCATCTTCCGCTCACCAAGAACAGAGAATGCAACAGTATCGAGCTTGTAATTCTCTTGTATGCCGTAAGTGTAACCAAACTTTTTAAACAAGTCGAGATAATCGAGCTGTTGAATACCTGCGATTGTGTATGTTTGGATTTCCTTACCAGAGATCTTAATCCATCGCTCTTGTACAGATTTCCATGGAGATAATAGTTGTGCCGTGTCCTGATCAATAATCTTGATGATCCGGTTCACAATATAGGGAATATCAAATATTCGATTATTCCATCCTGTAATCACATCAGGCATGTGGCGGCACCAATGCACAATGAACCTATTGAGCAGGTCAACTTCGTCTTTACATTTGGTGTATTTAATCTTCAGCTTTGAATCCAGCGTCGAATCCTGGCGATACCAATCTCCAGTCCCAAATGTATAAAATGTGTTGTCGATGTTGTTCTTGACTGTGATTGCAGTAACAGGGTATTCAGCCCGATCAGGGTATGGAAAACCTTTGTCTGACCCAACCTCGATATCGATCGTGGTAGTATTAATGATTGTTGGGTCAAATTCAATTACACCAGGAAAGCACTCACTAATGAATTGGACAACATAATTTTGATTGCCATGTACATCAAATCCCTTGACGTCCTCATACTTCTTGGCAAAGTTAGTTGCTTCTCTCATTGTTTCAAATGAGATCTCTTCAACATATTTGCCGTCTAAAGTCTTGAAATCTGTGGGGTGGGGGGAATTTACATAAAGAATGGGCTCATAAACAACGCGTTTGGATATTTTCTTGTTGTTGAAGAACCCACGCAACAGGATATGGTTACCCCAGCGATCTACGCTGGTATAGAAATTTGCACTCATAACACCTCGTTGTGAATAATGTTGAGTTGGCGTTTGCGCCTTAAAGGAAATAGTATACTTGAACTCTAGTGTATACTCAACTAGTAATTCTTCTTGTGACCAATGCTATATTTGGCTTCGAGCACCCAGTTCGCTTTTTCGCTGAATGGTAGAATTTTGATTTGGCTTATAGGAGCAATTGGTTGTGCACATTTTGTCTTATCTACAATAGTGACAAGCCCCCAGTCCGACAATAAATTGACGATCGCATTGCGTCTTGCTACATCTGATTCTGTGAAGTTTGATGGCTTACCATCGAGCGCGAATAGTTCCTTGAAGTGCACAATCAAATAACGGCCTTGCTTGTGTAGAATATGGCAAGATTGGAACAGTATCTTGTCCTTACGTGACGCTACTCCAATACGTGTTAGTGTTTCTTTTACTTTGAGGAAGTCATCTGGGCTCGAAAGTGTAATCTCGATCATTGAGTCGATCGTATTCATTTTTTATTAACTCCACCTGTGTCAGTCTTGTGTCTAATAGACGCAATCTGCTCAGCTGTAAGTATATTGAGTGCTTCTTTCGCTCTCTGTTCATTACAACCATAATACTGCATAATCAAAGTAACATCATCATCACGTTGTTTCTTCAACCAGTCAGCACGCCTATTGCGCTTTCTGACAGTATTTAGCAGAAAGTCATGTTGCATTCTATAATCAACGTGATGGTGGATGTTAAGGTCGTTGGCAAGGAGAATAGTGTCAATGAATAGAGAGAAGTACTTGTTTGTGAGAAATGGCACATAGTTACCATCTCCATTACTCTCTTCATAGATATCGCGTTTACTGTAGCTGATGTTATTAACAAACGTGAAGGGTGATATCGTTGATTTCTTAGTGCTCACTCATTATCCTCTTCTACTTCCCATGGGAAAATAGCATACATCTCGTGTCTGGCGTCGTTAGGGGTAAGGTACCAACCAAAGTGACTGCACTTAAAGATAGCTGTGCTCTTTTCGATTAGAGACACCCACCTAATATTGGGATGGCTTTCTAGTTCTTCCAGACGCTTCGATAGATTCCAAAGTGTCTGACCAGAATCGTTGATCTCATCCACAAATACAACATTACCACGCCATGCAGAGATTAGATTCAGCATTTCATAAAAATTAGGACATTGAGGATTGAATGTGTAGAGGGGGGCTGCAAGAGCATGACTCAGCATTACAGCTGGCACTAACCCACCTCTACTGATCCCGATGATTATGGAAGGTGGCTTGTCTAGTAGCTTTTGATAAAGATCATAAACAAGTTCATCAATCGTGTCCCAGGTTAGTTTGTATGTTTGCATCTTTTATTCCTCCACCATATCCAAAAATCATAAAGCCACGACAGCACAAATGCAAGAATGCCACCACCGATCTGCCATTCAGGAAAATAACCAACACTACCAATCACAACGACAATGATTGCTGATAGTGCTATGGATTCTTTGAGCGATGTGAGCCAATTCATGGCGTAAATACGCAGTCAGCCATGATCTCAGTCAAGCATGCAGCAAGGTTAATTTCCTGATCAACAACAAATGCAGATTTGTACTGGTAA